ATTAGATACAATTAATTATGATATATTAAAAGTATTAACATCAGATACAGCACTTACAAAAGATAAACTTAAAACATTTACTGACTCAAATGTACAAATACAAGCCCCATATGTTTTACTTAAACGATATGGTAAACCAGATGATAATATATTATTACCTGGAACAATTAGTGGTATAACTGATGAAGCTACCCCTGAATGGAGTAATTTTAAATTTATAGGTTCACCATTTCAACAATATCGTTATTTGGGAGTTGAAAGAAGTATATCATTTAGTTTAAAAATGTATTATACTGATAATGATACTAAATTATCAATGCAAAAAAGTTTAAATAAATTAAGAACATTGGTTTATCCTGAAGAAGATATTAGTGTAATTACTTACCCAAAAAATAGTGATGGTACTACATCATATAGTCCACTTGGATTTAATGGTAATTTTGTATATTTAACTGTAAATGGATTATATACTGATTTATTTGGTTTTGTAGAATCTTTATCAATTGAGATAGATGATGCAGGTGTATGGGCAACTACTTCTGATAATTTTATGGATGGTAGTGATGTTAAACCATATCCAACCGTAATAAATGTTTCGTTGGGATTCAAAATTATAAATAATCCTAAAATAGAAGATAATAAATACGTTTATAATTTTACAGATTCTATCATTTAATAAATAATTATGGCAAATAGGTACATATATACAAATACAAAAAAAGATTCTGATACAAATGTTACATATATGGAATCTACTATATATCCAAAAGTAGAACCAAAGGATAGTGATTTCTATATTATAGCATCAGCCGGTGATAGATTAGATATATTAGCAAATACATACTATAAAGACCCTTCTATGTGGTGGATTATAGCAACCGCTAATAATTTAAATGATGCTAATTTCTTTGTAGAAGCCGGTACACAATTAAGAATACCAGCAGATGTATCTGATATTTTAAACAATTTATATACAATAAATAAATAAGTTATGCCATTTCCATTTTTAGCTCCTCTTAGTCCGTGGACTGTTGATATAATGAAACAAAGAGAGGAAAATCCATTAATGACATCTTTTAAAAGTCCTTGGGTTGTACTAACATCTCCTGCATTAGTTGTAAAGGGAGTCGCTACTGATGACCCAAAAGTAAGGAGAGAGGAATTATTAAATGCAATTTCTGGTAGTAGTACCGCAACATCTTATAAAGGATGTATAATTGCAAACAATTCGCACGATTTAAATTTAACATATGCGACTGGTAAAACGCCAGTTGGAATTGATTTTACAGGCAAAGTTATAACTGTTCTTGAAGGGGAATCGGGTAGAAAAGTATCTACACCAATTGTAGAATCAATTGATATTGATACAGATGGAGCTAATAATACATTAAAAACTGCAAAAATAAATGTTACATGCTTTACATTAAAACAATTGGAATTGTTTGAATTATTTTTTTTAAAACCTGGTATGAATATATTAGTCGAATGGGGTGATACTTCATTAATGAAAAAACTTTTATTTACATCACCAACTCCAAACAGCCCACAAAGTAAAAAAAGAGAATATAATTCATTAAAAGATGGTAAACTTAGAAAAATTGAAACATATACAAGCCCCACAGGCGCATTAGTTGAAAAATTAAACGGATATGATACATTTTGTGAAAACTTTTCAAAATATTATCGTTCAGATACAACTGCTATTGCAGAATATTTAGATAGAATTGAAAGGTCATTGGGAACATATGATTTAGTTGCTGGAAAAGTTACAGAGTATTCATTTTCAATAAATGAGGATGGTACATATAGTGTTTCATTAGAGATATCACAAGGAAATCAAATAAGTTTAGCAGTACCGCATACCGGAAAAAAAGATAAATCAGGGAACGCACTTAAACCAGATGATACAGAATACCCAACACCGGCACAAATTAGACAATTAATAATAACTGATTTAAATTTAGAAGAAAAAACATTTTTGGACCTAACAAAGAATGCTACACATCCAATTGCAGGTGGAATATGGGAAAACGAGTGGTTTAATTTCTTAAAAATAAATAAACAACAAAAGGATACAACGGTATCCGATACAGCATATGTAACATTAAGATTTATATTATCAGTTTTAATGAATATGTCTATTGGTAAAACAAATGTAGATAAAGATTTTTTTGAATTTAAATTACCAATATATAAAAATAAAGATGGAAAGGAATTTAAAATGATACCGGTTACTTCAAATAGGTATATAATATCATCAAGTGATAAAGTAATTTTCCCAACAAATACATTACCAAAATTATTTTTACCAGTCAAAGAGGAGAAAGATGCCAAAATAATTGAAACTGGAATTAAAGTAATTGAAGATAGTGAACGAGATGGTATAATTAATGGATATAATTTTCATTCGGCAGAAACATTGTGTGTTCCGGGTTCAAACTTACAAACGATAGTAGTAGCTGGAAATGTAAATAAAAAATTGGGAGATGCTTTAAATGTTTTTATAAAATATGAAGAGGTCGTTAAGGCTTGGAACACTACATATACTAGAATTGATTTTTTAGAAAGAATATTAAATATTATAAATGAAAATTCATATGGTTTATTTACATTAATTTATGGAAATACACGTGATAATTCTGGCGCATCTGTTATCGATATATCAATAACATCATCTGATAATGATGTAGTAAATCAAAATAAAAAAGAAATTTATAGATTTAAACCAACTACCATTAAATCAAATGTAAAACAATTTAGTTTTAATTTTGAAATGAGTAATTTAGTAGCTGGTAGGCAGATATTTAATTCAGGCAAATTATTACAAGATGCAAAAGCAGAAGCTAAAGAAGGTAATAGGTGTGTAGATGAAAAATTAGAAATGCCAGCATCTGCATATAAATCAATCGATAACGCAACAATGGGTAACGCAGATGGTTGGTATTCTATTAATAATGTTGAACTAAAAAGAATTACAGCTAATTTTGAAAAAGCAGTATTAGCTGAAAAAAATAAAGATAAACCTGATTCAGACCCACCACCAACAACAGCAACAACCGAAGTCAAAGATTTCACCTCAATTAAGAATTCAAAATCTATAAATTTTTATTTAGATTCAAAAAAGTCGAATGCAGTAAAAGATTTTCGTACATTAATATATAAAGACCAAAGTTTAATATATCATGCGGTTACTAGCATTGGCGCGGACCCAAAGGCTGAAAAAGGAAACCCACCAAAAAAATCTACTTTATCACCAATTGAAGTTACCATAACAATTGATGGATTTAGTGGATTTACTCCTGGCCAATATTTTAATATAGATGGTATACCTGAAATATATAATCAAATAGGTGTATTTCAAATTACAAATATTAAACATAATGTTGCAGCTGAGGGATGGGATACTACAATTGAAGCCGGTTTTAGAATTGTTGAAAAGAAATAATATATTATGTATAATAACGTATCAAAAAATATAGATTTATTTGTAGTAAATACACCAAACACAATTGTACCCATTCCAATTGATGATGATTATTCAATTGGATTTATCAGAAGATACTTTGTTAGGAAAGCTAATGATGAGCATGGGTTTACATATGAAATAGCTAAAGATGAGTATGCTGAATATATAGATAATCCATTTTGGACAACGGCTGATATCAAATGGAGAATAGCAGGTCCATTAAATCCAATTTATAAAGAAAATGGAGATATGGATGATAGGGGTGTTATGAATTCTAATAAAGCAGCAATCGGATTAGCAGCTAGTAAAATAAAAAATATTGGATTATATTTACCAAATGTTTTACAATTTTATAAATAAAGTTTTGTAATTACGATTTTTTTTCTTATCTTTACACTCTATGAATCTAATAGAGTCAAATATCGATTTACAATTACTGAATCCAAAGGATGTTACGTTAGTAGTTCCTGTTTGGAGTTCTCCACGAGGACATGAGTTGATGTTTCCTATTTCGTTTGTATACATACGAACCAAAGATACGGATTTTATTTTGAATTTCCAACACATTGATGCAAATTCCGTTTCACAATTTCCAATAGAAAAACTTTGTAATGAAAATACCCTTGTTTTGGGTAATCGCTATATTCAATCAAAAGGACTGGATTATGAGTGGGTATACTTTGAAGAGTATGGTAAACCATTCATATTCAATGAGTTCGCTGAATCGCTTTATAAGGGGTATAGAAACGATTATACCGAGATGAATGATTGTATCCCACTAATGAAGTGGTACGAACTCTTAAAAGCAATCCCTGATATCCAAAATAGACGTAGTTGGTATCGTACATATTCAGATTCTATTCAAACACTTGGGAGGTTGGAGGGGGCTGGGGTAAAAGTCGAAGAAGAAAAATTTATAGATAGTTTTGGCTTCAATCCTGCTTTCATAGATGCCGGAAAAGTATACACACAATACAATCCATATACAACAACCGGTCGTCCATCCAATAGACATCTTAACGTAAACTACTCTGCTCTTAATAAATCCGATGGAACTCGTTCTGCATTTGTTAGCAGGTTTGGGGGTGGTACTCTCTTACAATTCGATTACGAGTCGTATCACATTCGTTTGATTGCAAAGTTGATTGGGTATGAGTTTCCTAAAGGGGTTACCGCTCACCAACACTTAGCGGATTTATATGGGTGTGATTATGAAACCGCAAAGAAGGTAACGTTTACTTATCTATATGGGGGATTAGATGATTCGGCAAGAACTATTCCGTTTTTTATAGAAGTTGATAAATATATAAAGGGATTATACCAAAAGTTCGTAATCTCCGGCCGTTTAACGACTCCTCTTTATAAGAGGGAAATCCATTTTTCAAAAATTGAGGGAGCGACTGAACAAAAGGTATTCAACTATTTGTTACAGGCATTGGAAACCGAAATCAATTATATGAAGATTGGTAAGGTGTTAGATTGGTTGGAGTGTAAAAAATCGAAAATGGTACTTTATACCTATGATGCTTTTCTTATAGATACACATCCTAA